TTTCTAGAGTAATGACAGGCATTGGCGATATATCTGGAGATGTGTCTACGCTACGTTTGAACGGAATACAAGTTGCAACCAACACGGGCGACCAAGGCATTGGAAATTACGGCAACTACCCGCTTAACATCGGCGCACGCAACAACGCAAGCCTGTTCTTCAACGGCTGGCTGACAAGCCTCATCGTCCGTGGCGCACAGTCCACGCAAAGCCAGATTGAGGCAACAGAGGCGTGGGTCAACGGCAAAACTGGAGCTTACTGATGGACGTCTTCCGAACTTTAATCACCAGCGCCGAAGAAGCCCCCCTAGCCCGCCTAGTCTGCTCAACTCTCGGCGGCGTTCCCTACGAGGGCATGTTCGAAGTCGGCCTGTCGCCCACTGGCGATGAGCCTGCCACGCACTACATCAGCAGCGGCGGCGTGGGCGAGAACTTTGCCACGCTGGCACCGTTCAGTAGCTGGGCCTGGGAGCAACCAGATCCCGATCAGCCTGGGCAATGGGTGGAGACGGAGTACAGCCCCGGTGAACCTGTGAAAACAGCAGAAATGTGCACAGAAGCTGGATTAGAAATAACTCCAGAATCTATTGAGTTCATGTATGCTGCATCAGATGTCACAGATGAGCCATGGCAAACTGCTTTGCAACGCCTAGGGCTTCAACGCATCATTGCCCCTGAGCCCGTAGAAAGCCCACAACCTGCACAAACTGTAGATCTTGAGCTTGATTTTCCTGAGAATCTAGACAATTAACACATGGCTCAGACTACAGAATTAGGTGCATCTTCTCATGACGCCGCCGAGCTATCCCGCCAGGATCTTAACTTCCTGGGGATGCTCGCGGCGCCTGAGGAGTTCACTTATTCTTTTCCGCCATTCTACATAACTCTCTTTTCCCTTCTCACCAGCTTTACAAAGAAGCTGGAACGATATGCCATAGGTATTCCACGGGGCTTTGCAAAGACTACATTTGTCAAGCTCCTGTGCCTATGGTATATTCTTTTTTCGCACAAACAATTTATCCTGATCGTTGGCGCCAGCGAAGACTTGGCAGTCAATACACTCTCAGACATCTGTGATCTTCTGGGCAGTCCCAATATTCGCAAACTGTTTGGCAATTGGCAAGCAGAAATTGAAGTTGACACGCAAGCCCTAAAAGTCTTTTATTTCCGGGGCCGCAACATTATCCTCCGGGCCATTGGCGCCGGTACTGCAGTCCGAGGAATCAACAGAAAAAACAAGCGTCCAGATGTCATTATTATGGATGACGTCCAAAAACGCGAAACATCTGAAAACAAAGATCTCAGTGACCAACTTCTGAAGTGGATTCTTGGCACGCTGATGAAAGCTCGTTCCAATGATGGGTGTACCTACATCTATGTTGGAAACATGTATCCGCAAAACTGTATTCTTGAAAAACTCAAGCACAATACTCAGTGGACTTCGTTTATCGTTGGCGGTATTCTTGCAGACGGCACAAGTCTGTGGGAAGAACTGCGGCCAATAGAAGAACTCATCAGTGAATATCAGTCTGACTCTGAGCTTGGGCACGCAGATATTTTTATTTCAGAAATTCTGAACAGCACAGATATTGCTGCTGCGAGCGGCATTGATATTTCCCGCATTCCAATCCTGCCCTCTTATTATCACGATGCAGATTCCGAAGGTTCGTTCATCATCATTGACCCATCCGCCGGAAAGAAGACATCAGATGACTGCACTATTAGCCATTACAGTGTTTGTGATGGTAAACCCATATTTGATGACTTATTGCATGGCACCTTTTCTCCACTGGAAACAATACAGGCTGCCATCCAGTTGGCACTGGAGCGCGGGACGCGGCTCATAGCTGTAGAAGGTGTAGCATACCAATCTACACTTCTTTATTGGTTTGAATTTTATTGCGAAAAGGAAGGCATTTCTGGCTTTGAGTTCGTGGAACTCAGTCCTAAAGGGCAGGCTAAAAATAATCGTATCAAACGAGGCTTGCTGCGCCTAATTTCGGGAGAAATTTATCTCCATCCGAATGTACGCAGCAAAGTTCTGTCCCAGATCATGGACTGGAATCCTCTCAAGATCAGCAACGTAGATGACATTATTGATCCAATCGGGTATGTGGAAGAACTCATGCGCGAGTATCCACATCTGATTGTAAAAACGATCTTTGATGTAGATTCTGAAAATGTGTCCGCCACTCACGCGGATACACTGGCGTTGCCGTACTAATCACGGTTTACGTCTCCAACCAAGGACTCCAAATGGCAACGAGCATTTCTCTCGTCAATACTCTGAACATTGAGCAGCGCAAGGAGTTTTTGCAATACGCAAAAGATTGCGCTTGGCGCCTCAGCAATTCGTCTCTTTCTGATTTCCGCAGCTTGCTGCGCTATCGAGACAAAGCATACCAGCGTCAGCTCAATGTCACGGATGAGCACATCAAAGCTGTCCGTGCAAACATGCTTGGAGATGCTCGTAAGATTCAAGACATGACTGTGCCCATTGTCATGCCTCAGATTGAATCTGCAGTTGCTTATCAGACTGGTGTCTTTTTGACATCTTACCCGATCTTTGGCGTTGTGTCTACGCCGCAGAATCAGTCTCTTGCCCTGCAGTTTGAAACTGCGCTTGGCGATCAGTCTATTCGTTATGGCTGGGCACGGGAGCTGATGAAAATTTTTCGTGACGGATTCAAATACAATTTTGGTGCCGCAGTTGTTGAATGGAAGAAGACTCCACTTAAATCCATTGTTACAGACACCAGCATCTCTGCTGCAGGTCTTGCTGCGCTGAAAGATTATTCCTACGGCGGAAACTGCATCAAGCGCGTTGATCCATACAACTGTTTTATGGATATGACCGTGGCGCCTGCGCAGTTGCACACGGATGGTGAATATTTTGGTTACAACGAAATCATCAGCCGGATTCAGCTCAAGCGTCTATTTTCTGTCCTTGACAGTCAAAAGACTACCAGTGCAGCTGAGGCATTCAAGTCTCCGTTCAGTGGCTCCTCTCAGGATGATTCGTCTGCCATCAATTATTACGTCCCAGAAATCAACAAGTATCTGAATCTGTCGCAGCTTCAGTATGGCACCAATAACTGGGGCCAGTGGATGGGTTTGCCGGGCGCGAGTAATAACAAACTTGAGTACCGTGACCATTACTTGATGACGCACTTCTTCTGCCGTGCATTGCCGTCAGATTTTGGTGCGCGTGGAAATCAAGTCAAGCTGTACCATGCCATCATTATTAACTGGTCTGTTGTGATTTTTGTAGAAGAGCTGAATGTCGGATACGACTATCTTCCCACAATTATCATGCAGCCGCATGAAGATGGCTTGGGGTATCAGACGCAATCAATGCTTGACAACGCGTTGCCATTCCAAGACATGGGTTCTGCGCTGTGGAATATTTCTCTGGAATCCAAGCGGCGTCTTGTCTTTGACCGCCTGATTTACAATCCCAGACTTATTGATAAGAAAGACATTGACGCAGTTTCCAGTGTCAGCCGTATTCCGCTGCGCAATGCTTCGCTGGCCAAGGATGATAACGCCATGGCCCGGGCCGTGTACCAGATCCCATATCGTGAAGACAACTCTGGCACCAATATCCAGATGTCTGAAATGATTTCTGCAATGGCTGACCAAGCCACAGGGCAGAACAAGGTTGATCGTGGTCAGTTCCAGAAGGGGAACAAGACTAAGACTGAGTTTGAAACCACGATGATGAACTCGAATTCGCGCCAGCAGCTTTGCTCGCTGACGATTGAGCATCAGTTCATGACTCCAGTCAAAGAGATTGTTAAGTCAAACACGCTACAATACCAGCAACCTGGCACTATTCTCAACCGAGAAGAGCGCTCAATGGTGGATGTTGATCCTGTAGCGTTGCGGCAAGCAATTCTTGAGTTCAAACTCACAGACGGGCAGCTTCCTGCTGAGAAGATGCTTAATTCCAATCTGCTGACTGTGTTCTTGCAGACTGCACAGGCATTGCCTGCAGTTGGCACAGAATACGATGTGCTTGGTATGTTTATCTACTGGGCAAAGTTGCAGGGTGCATACTGGCTGGAAGATTTCAAGCGCAGTCCTGAACAGCAGCAACAATTCCTGCAGACTCTCCAACAGACTTCTGCAGCTCAACAACCGCCGCAAGCGCCAACAGCGCAACCAGCATGAGAACAGTTACACTTGATGCCGGCAGCAGGTTCTGCCGGCTCACACTGAGTCCAGAGGACGAGAACCTTGCAATGCAAGTCTCGCCTTTGTTCCTTGCGTATCTTCAAAACAAAATTGAGGCATACGCAAGTGCTCTCGTAGAGAGCAAACTTCCATATAATCCTGATCCAGGGAAACAAGTGGAAGCAATCCTGGCTCACGAGAGGCTCCGCAATTTTGTGGATGCTTATCAAGAGCTTCAATCTGAGCTGCTTACAGCTCTCGCAACTCCTGAGCAAACTGAGAGGTAATCATGGCTTTTCTTCCTGGCATTTTTGGTCGTGGCAACACTCCGGCCCCGGCGCCTGCACCTGTTGCAACTCCTGCTCCAGCAGCGCAGCCTGCAAACACGCCGCCTATCAACATGAATCAGAATCCTACTGGACAGCCTGCATCGCTGCAGCAAGCTCCAGCAAATCCCGGCGCAAATCCTCAGGCTATGGTTAATGGCTCCAATGCAGCCGTTAACCCGCTGGATAACTTTGCCAGCATGTTCAAGCCGAAGCCGGTAGATCCTAATGCTCCCAAGGCTCCGACGCTTCAAGATCCTCTGCTTGGGCCTCTTGATCCTTCTGCTTTCCGTCAGCAAATTGCCCAAGCAAATTTTGCTTCTGGCATTCCGCAAGAAACTTTGCAGAAAGCCCTGTCTGGCGATGCTCAGGCTTTTACAGAAGCTATCAATAGCGCCGCGCGCGAGGCGTTTGCGGCAGCTGCGCAACTTTCTCATGGTCTTGTTGAGCACGGCGCCCGCACTGCTGCAGAGCGTGTGAATGGCTCACTGGATTCGCGCATCAGAAACTTTCAGATCAAAAGTCAAAATACTAATCATGAGGCGTTGGCGCATCCAGCAGTTGCTCCGATGCTCAACGCTGTCAAGATGCAGATTGCTCAATCCAATCCTCAACTATCACCGGAAGCGGTGCAACAGCAGGCAGAACAGTATTTCACGCAGATGGCTGATGTACTTACTGCACCCAAGCGCGCAGCTGCTCAAGCTGCAAGTGCTCCAAAAGAAACTGATTTTTCTTCGTACCTGAATTGATGCGCTGATGCGCGAAAGGAACTGAAATGGCTGTTGGACTTCTGTCTTCCGCAAATGCACCGCAGAACCTGAATGCGGTAAGCTTTGCACAAGCTATCACTCGGCTGATGCCGAATGGTACTGCTCCGCTGTTTGGCCTGACTGCTCTCCTGAAGGACGAGACTGCCAGCAACATCGAGCATGGTTACTTTTCGAAGACCATGATCTTCCCGGCGTTGAAGATCAACAATGGTGGCGGTTACTTGGCTGGCGACACCGCGTTCACCGTGGACTCGTACACCAACATTGTGCCGGGCGATCTTGTTCGTGTTGACCGCACGGGTGAAGTGATGATGGTGGCAACTACGCCGTCGGGCACTTCCGTCACGGTGGTTCGCGGTGTTGGCACGGTGGCTGCTGCTGCGCTGCTTGACAATGATGACCTGTTCACCATTGGCAATGCGTTTGAAGAAGGCTCTGTGCGTCCGTCGGCAGTTGCGATTCTTGCTGATCGCTATGTCAACAACACGCAGATCTTCCGTAATAGCTGGGCTGTCACCAAGACTGCTGCTGCTATTCCGCAGATTGCTGGTGCTGGCTACATCAGCGAAAGCAAGCAAGACTGCGCTGCGCTGCACGCGATGGCCATTGAGAAGGCTCTGTTCTTCGGTCAGAAGTTCATGGGCACCAAGAATGGTCAACCGCTGCACACGATGGAAGGTATCATCGCTCGCGTGACTGCTGCTGCTTCTGGCAACATCACGACGCTCGGTGCTACCACGAACTGGACGCAGCTGGAAGCAGCTCTGGACAAGACGCTGGAAACTGTCACTGATCCGAAGGGTGGCAACATTCGCACGATGTTTGTTGGTGGTACGGCTCGCCGTGTCATTCACAACATTGCGCGTCTGAATGCTACTTATCAGATCCAGACGACAGAAACGTCGTGGGGCCTGCAGCTTGACATGGTGCGCACTCCTCGCGGCACGTTCGAGATGATCGAACATCCGCTGTTCAATGCTTATGGTAGTGCTTCTACCTGGGCAAAGATGGCTGTGATTGCTGACCTGAACGCCTTCTCTCTGGCTTACCTGCGCAAGACCAGTGATGCTGGATACAACGCCAGCGGTGCACTGGTTGACAATGGTGTTGATGCCGAAGGTGGCACGCTGACCACGGAACTGACCTGCACGATCAAGAATCCTGCAGCGTTCGGTATTCTGTACAACTTCACGGCTGCTGCGGCTGGCTAAGAAAGGAGTCATGTCATGGCAGTGATCCAAGTGAACACTCCTGGCATGGCTTCTACTGATCCTGGCTATATCAGCAGCATTACGATTAGGACTGGTGGCTCTGCATCTGTCCTAGTTCCAAATGCTACGACTGGCCAGGTAACGGTAGATGCCCCTGCCGCAACAAAGCTGGTACAAGAAATTTCTCGGTTCAGACTAATCACTGGCTGAGATTAGAAAAGGGCCAGCCAGCAAGCTGGCTCTTTTTTCTTTCCCTGAGAGTAAATCTCTCATTCCAATCTCGGAGCAAATCATGGCAATCGGTGCAATTTCTTCTCGCCAAGTTCTTCAAAATATTCAGGCGCCTGAAGCGCCCGTAATTTTGCGCTCTGGCGAATCCATGGGATCTACGGCGGAGGCGCTGAGAGACCCCAACTCCAAGACTTATTATCACAGTGTGCATGGTGCAAAGTTCATCATGCCTGATGGTTTGGAGCTTGTGTTCTTCGGTGGGCAGCTGACTACGAATGACCCTGCTGTCATCCAACAGCTTGATGCCGTGGCGAACAAGACTGCGAGCTTGATTTTCACCAAGCGTGAGAACCTGGCAGCTATCGGTCAGCAAGCTGCGCAAGCTGCTGCAGATGCAGCTGATACTGCTGGCAAGGCTGTGGCGTAATTTTTTGCCCTGAGAGTAAATCATGACTACATTTGCTGAAATGGAAACTCTGGTGGTTGCTCAGACGCGCCGTCCAGAAGTGCCAGATATTACC